TAACTTTAGCTTCTTTTACTGTTGACGCTTTGTCAAATGCTTTAAGCACTTTAACTTTTTTATCTTCAGTTAAGTTTTTAGACTTAAAGATTTTATTTGTGTAAAGCAGTTTTGCATTTAAAAGGTTTACTTCATTCAATTCTTTTTTAAGCTCATTGATTTCATCAATTGCTTCTTTGAATCTCATTTTTTCAGTTTCTTTTTCGGTTTCATTATCACCTTTAAGACCTTTACGCATTACTGGGTTTGACATTTCTTCTTCCATTTTGTCGTCGTCTTTTTTCATTTCTTCGTCCATGTCATCTTTTTCAGATTTCATTTCTTCGTCAATTTCAACATCAACATCTACAGAATCTTCTACGTCTACTTCTTCAAAATCTTCACCTGCTTCAATTGTTCCGTCTGTTACTAAATCTTTAATAACATCCTCAATGAATCCTTTTAAGTCATCTTCTGACATATCTTCAAGGTCAATTTCCTCGTCGTCTTTGTCATCCATGTCTTCTTTTTCGTCCTTCATACCATCAAGGTAGCCTTCTTCTTCAGCATCAGTTCGAGCATCTTCTTTAACATCGTCTTTGTCTTTCATTTCTTCTTTGACATCGTCTTTGTCTTCCATCTCTTCTGATACCTTCATTTTTTTAAGTTCAGCTTCGATGTCGTCTTTAGCGTCTTCGAATCCGTCCTTATAGCCTTCTTGTTCAGCATCTGTACGTTTGTCTTCATCCAATTCAAGTTCAGCAAGTAATTCGTCTAAGTTAATCTCATCAAGCTCTTCTTTAGCTTCATCCATATCTTCTTTCTCTTCTTTCATATCATCTTTAGAATCCATTTCTTCTTTCTTTACGTCGTCTTCTTCATACTTTTTACCGTATCCTTCGTCAACGTCTTCTTTGTCCATTTCTTCTAATTTTGCAGAAAGCATAGATTTCAAATGTGGAGTAAAAGCCTCCTCAAGAGCAAGTTTAGCATTTGCGATAGCAGTTTCTTTAACAGCTTTAGCATCAGCAATTGCTTCTTTTAACAAATCATTGTTTGCCATAATCTCAAAATTTAAGTTTGTGAAATACGATTATTAGGAATCGTAATAAGAATTAATTATATATCGGTGTCATATTCAGATTCATGACACATTGCGATTATACGTATATGTAGATTTTGTAAAATTACAGAATAGGACAAGATCCTTTGGAACAAAGTATTTCGTGTAAAATTTTATTTACATTTGTATAATCGTAAATAAATTTTTCTTTACCTTCTTTAATTATTTCATGCATATATGAACCTGGGTTCGAAGGAGTAGATACAAAATCCCAACATAATAATTCAAAATCATCTTGTACTTCCATTAGATCACCTCTTTGTTCTAATGAACCCATACCTCTGGATGATACACCTACTGTAACACCACTTTTAATAAGTTCTTTTAATATATTACCCGAAGGAGTAGGGAGTATTTCTATTTTACCCATTACATTATCTCCATCCCACCAATAATCGTTAATTAAATGAGATACATTTTTTAAATTTACAACTGTAGATTCTGGGTGGTCTAATTCACCACATGATCTTCTTTGTTCAATTAGCTCATTATATTTTTCCATTTCTCTATCCCAAAGACTTTTTGAGTAATAACGACCATTACCATTTTTTACTTCAGCAGTTGCTAAAATACCTTCTACGAGCAAATTTCCATTTTCTTTATTAACGTTTTCTGTTAACTTAATTGGGTTTGCTTTAAAAGGAGTTGTTTCTATTAAAAGTGATTTACTCATTATATAGATTCTACTTCATTAACATTTACTGCGTAAGCAGATGTTGATTGACCTACTTTTTTGGGATCTCTTTCCCCAACTGCTTTACTTCTTGTTGGATTATTTTTTTCATTCCAAGAAACGGCATCCATTTCGTCTACCATTTCAGCTTTTTGGTATTTTTTACCAGCCATTTTTTCATACATTTTTTCCATCTTGCCTTTTCTTTTTTCTAAAAGCTTGATTTCTTTTTGCATGTCTTTCATTTTCTTTTTATCAACTAATTCTTTAAGATTATCATCTTCATTAATTGAACTTACTCTTTGAATTTTTTCATCAATATGATTAGATAAAAATTCTAATTGAGCTTCCATTTTAGTAATTTCACCAGCTTTTCCTATTTCAGCTAATTTAGTATCAATAGATTCTTTTTTAGGTTTTTTACCCATTGCTTTTTTGATAGCTTTATCTCTAGCTGCTAAATAATCATCTGAGTCTACATCACCATCTCCATCATGATCTTTTTTAGCTTCATCTATTTCTTTTTCTTCTTCATTTACATCTATACCAGCTGCTTTTTGGGATGCTTCTATAGCTTCTTGTCTAGCACTAGCCGCTTCATTTTCATCCATTGGTAAATCTTCTTCCTCTCTAATAATATCATTTATAATTTCAGTCCATGGATTGGAACCATTAGTAACTATACCACCAATACTTTCTTTAACAATTTCCATTTTATTAGAACTGTCTTTAGTTTTTTCACTGTATCCACTTCCACCATAATTTTTATCACCACTTTCTGTAGATTTTTGTTCAGTATATCCTAAACCTTCAACTCCAAATTGTCCTTCTTTTACATAATGTAAAGGATCTTTAGCTAAATTTTTAATTACTTTTTCCTGGATTTCTGTTTTTGTCATATCAGGATTATTTTTCATTTCGGTATAAAAACCCTGAAGTAATTCTTGACCATTAACATTATTAATATTTTCTACTGAAGGGGAATAGTCATAATTATGAGAATCAACATTTTCTAAAGTTTTATCTACTTTATAAGAAATTTGAAATCCCTCACCTTGAGGTTTTGCTTTTGATTCAGCTGGGATTTTATCTAATTCTTCTTTAGTGTTAAATTTTTCTTCGGTATTAACAATAGGCTTTAATTCATCTCCTTTTTTTTCAGCTAAAAATTGGGCAAATTTTGTTTCAAAATCTGCTTTTGGAGAAGCCTCAAATGTAGTTATAGGATTTAAATCCATATAATTTTCAGTTATTAACTTTTCTGTTAATTCCTTATGTAATTGTTCTGGTGATTTCATAATTTATTTATCTAATAGTGTTTTAATATCTTTAAAATAGTCGCCAATTAAATCTGTTCCAATATGTACCCCGAAACTTCCTGGGTTTTCTCTATAATATTTTACTGTACTTATTTTACCTTGACGTAATAATTTTTTTATATCTTCTAATTCAGATTCAAGTTTATCAAACGCTTCAATTCTTTCTTTTTGGAATTGTTCTACTTTATCTTCTTGTTCTTTAATATTTTTATTATACATATTAAAATAATTTATTTACGTCGAGTCCTGAGCCTTTTTGTACATAAGTACCATCTTTAGTTTTAGGGACTAATTTATATTTAAATGCTTTTACGTAATAATTATCCTTTACCCCATCTTCCGTTGCTTTAGGACCAGGTCCTAATGTAGCTCCTGGGTCTTTGTCATTTTCATTTACTATTTTATTTCCTTTTATTCGTCTAAAAGTAATTCCATAAACGTCCCCATTACCAAAATCTACATTAGCCATATCATCCATTACTTTCACAACTTTACCTTTTCTTCCATCTTTAGTAAGTATATCCCCTACTTTTACTTCTTCATTAACATTAGTTGTTGTTTTTAATGTTTTTGATAATTGTAATGCCTTATAATATTTTTGATTTTTATCCCCTAATTGCACACCTTTTTTATCATCATCTTTATCCATTTTTTTAAGACGTGCTAATTCTTTATTTATTTTAGATAATGGAATTTTTTCTCCTTTTTTAATACCTAATCTTTTTCTAACAGTACCTTGTTTTAAACTACCTGCTTTTTTACCTTTGGCAGCCATTTTTTCGTAAGTATCACCTTCACCTAACCCACCTGGTCCCTTTAATTTTTTCCCCTTATTATCTCTATCATAACCACAAGTGCCCTCTTTGGCTAATCTATAACCAAGTTTCATATATTCCTCATCATCGGGTTTAGCACCTTTTTTTCTAAAAGCATAAGGTGTAGCGTATTGCATCCCTGTACCGGCACTAAAACTTGCTGCTCCAGCTCCACCTCCTGTAGTGGATATTTCATCTATTTCTCCTTCCTTGAACATTTGCATTCTTTTATATTCTTCTGGATATTCGTTTCTAAGATGTTTTCTAATTTTATTTCTAATTACTCTTGCTTCTTCATAAAACTCTCTAAATTTTTCATCATCTTTAGTTTTAGTATAAACACCTTTAGATGTAGCAATTAATGCATCAGCATCATCAAGTAATTTATCAAAAGCAGGGAGATCAGTAACTTTCCAAGATATTTGACCTGTGTCAGGATTTATATTAGTAACAGTAAATTTCGTATCACCATCCTTACTATAGGTAACTTTCCCTACACGTTGTTCATCTTTTGAGATTCCCGTTTCCTTTTCAGCTGCTTCAGGAGAAGCAGTTTTAGACATTTCCTTAAGTTTATATCTGAACGCCATTTGCTACTTTTATTTCTTGTACCAATTCATAAAAACGTAACAAATCAACTAAATTATCATCTCCAACTTTATCAGTTTTCTTTAATTCGGTTAAAAACTTAGATACCTCAGTAATTTTTATTTGTGTAACTTTATCTTTAACTAATTTATTGATTTTAGATAGTGTAGATTTTAATTCTGTGATTTTTATATTATAAAAATTTCTTAAATCAGGAGTTGAATCTACTGAGTTGATATATTCTTTAAGTATTTGTTTTTGATCATTGGATAAAACATCATACTTACTATTAAATTTTTCTAATAATACTTTATATGTAAGGGTTCTTACATCTTTATCATATGAAGAAAATTCTTCTAATACTGTTTGTTTAGTATCAGGTTTTATAACTTTTTCAGTTAAATACTCTAATAAAGTAAGTTTGCTATCAATAATTTGTTCTGTTGCTATTGTATTATCTGCATTATATGATTCTATTAATGTATACAAAGATGCTAATTCTTTATAATTTTTAATTTTTGAACCAAAGAAAGATTCTAAATTGTAGCTTTTTTTAATCTCATTTATTAAATTATATTTTTGTCTTTTAATAGCTTTTCTATTTAATTTATTATTTATTTCTAAAATAGAATTAATAACTAAAATAGCTTTGCTTTCCGTTAATACTTTAGACTTAATTATAGATTCATATAATTTATATTCTCTTCCTAATTCAGTTTTTACAAAATACTCTTTTAGAATATCAATAGCTGGGGAATCCCCACCTTTTAATGTATCAGCCGTTATTTGACGTACTAATAATTCAAATAATATTCCCGTATTTTTGTACTTTGAGTGTTTTATTTTCATTAAAAATATATTTATTTATAAATATGTAAAATATTTTACTTCTTTAATTGGTTTTCATCTAATAATGAAGATGTATCTTTATCTTCTTCAAAAATTAGCCTTTTTTGATTTATTTTTTTAAACATATCTTTATTTTTTAAATATGTAGTTTTAGCACTTTCTAAAGCTAATGGGCTCCCTCCTTTAAATTTTGGTCTAATAGAATTAGAATCATTTTTATCTGTATCCTTCATTCGTTTAGTGCCTAATCTATCTTTACCAAAATTGTCATCTTGTGTATTACGTTTTACATTAGTATTTTTTGGTCTACCTAATTTAGGGTCATCTGAAGCATATTTTTCTGGATCTGGTACATTGTCTGGCTCTGAGTACATTCTACCTTTACCATATAGTGAAGCTAAATCATGTGGTGTACCATATGATTTACCCGTTTCTACAGGGTCATTACCCTCTGCTTCTATTTGTGCTATTCTAAATTTACGTTTAGCATCTTCTCTAACTAAATCTCTATATTCATCATATTGATCTTCACTAAAGTGATAAATATTATCATAGATCCAATCTGATGGTACTAAACCTTGTTCTAATAAAGTAGCAGATAATTCAGCTTTTGATTTCATTAACTCAATTCTTTCCTGATCATAAATGATCGAAGGAGTAGTCATGTTTAAAGTAAAATTAGTTAATGTTTCATCTGTGTATCCTTGAGTATATAAATGAACAAGTGCTATTTTATTAAGTTCTGATAGAATAATTCTTTGGATACGATCAATTGTACGAGCAAATCTAATGTCTTGTTGTGCTAGTGTTGCTTTACCTTCTAACCCTTCTTCATATCCTAAGAATGCTTTAGGGATTTTAAGAGCAGCAAATAACTTACCTCTTAAATATTCTACATCCTGAATTCCATCATACTGTAAACCAGGGGTAGTATCTATTTTAGTTGTGTTATCATTTCCACGAACAGGAATATAAAAGTCTTCTAACATATTTTGCATGTTATATTTTAAATTATATTCACCTGTTTTTTCATCCATAAATGGAGTACGCTTCATACTCGAAATAGTTTTTTGCATAAATGTTTCTATTTCATTAGGTGGAATAGCTCCAACATTTACATAAAAAATTCGTTTTTCAGGCGCACGAGCAATTCTATGAATTAACATAGCATCCTCCATTAAAGTATATTGTTTAAATAATTTTCTAGCTGGTTCAATATAAGCCCTACCATAGGGTAAATAGTTAACATCTCCTACTAACCTAAAGTGAGCCATTTCATAATTATCAAATATAATACCTGTTGTATTATCCGGATTTTGATTTACTGTATAATAACCTGAACTACTAGTTCCACCTCCTACATAACCCTCTGGGTTATAAACGTATCTAATTTCTTGTGGGTTCTCTTCATTATATCCTTCTTGTCTTTCCATGTGATAGGCTGTATAAGGTATAACATTATAAACACCAAATTTTTCTGCTATTTCTAATTTCAAGAAAAAATCACCATATTTACACATTTGTCTAATCCACATCCAAAGATTAAACTCAATATTTAATACATCATAAAATAAATTATATAGAATATTTTGTATGTCTTCATTAGCACTCCTAATTTGAAGTACTTCTCCCATATCATTTTTTAATGTGGATTCATCTGCTAAAATATCAAGTGCCGATGCTACAATAGCATCTTGATCCATTACATCATACTCTGAATAAATCATAGTACGAAGATATTGATAATTTAAATTAAATTGTGCCCCATATAAAGAAGAAGGAGCTGTAGAATAGATTCTATTATATCTATCCATTAAAGAATTAGTTTCATATTCCCCACTAGATTGAATATGCCCTGAGTCTATTGTTTTTATTTGGTTTCCACCAACATTTCTGATAATAACGTCAGTTGAAAATAATCTTTGTAATCTTGAAAATATGCTTTTATCAGCCATAATATTATTTTATTGTTATAAATATTGCTATAGGAGCCAACTAATATCCTCTTTACCATCTTTGGTATCAATATGATAAGGATTATCAGTGCCCTTGGAAAAATAACCACCTTGATAAGCTGTTCTAGTTACCGTCATATTACTTAAAGCACTTTTTGTTGCTGCTAATCCATGTTGCTTTAGTCTTAGGGCTGTATCTCTAATGTACATAGCTATCCCAAATGACATAACTAAATCATCATTATACCCAGATTGAGCTTCGGCTCTATTATTTTTCCATATAAAGGTTTTCATTTCTTCTATTAACCTTTTTGATTGTATTGTTACTCCTTTATCACTAATGTACTCTTGGAATTTACCTATTACCATAGGACGTGTTCTAGAAGACATAGTAAAACCAGGAACCATCTTTGAATGGTCTTGGTATTTATCAAAATACGAACTAGCATTTGGGGAGTCACTCTTTTGTGAATAATAAAGATTTTGATAACCTCTATCAATAGCAACTTGTATAGTGGCCCAACCAATATTAGCATTTTCAATTACTAACATTGCTTCATTATATTCTGTAGCTAAGCCTACTAGTAAATGACCATATTCTTTTGTACCTAATTGTCCTTTATATTCAGCAACTTGGGTATTATTTGCTACATCAATTACATGGCATGCCGAATAGTCTTTTCCATCTCCTCTAGATACGTCAGCTACAACAACATAATCTCTTGTATAATCAGGTGATTCCCAAACCCATAAATTTTGATCAGCACCTCTTCTTTCTAAAGGATCTTTTACATAGGTTTTTTCATAAAAATCTATATATTCAGGATAAAATACAATATCACCAGAAGTTGAAAAATCACAATCACATTCTTGGGCTGCCATTCTAGGATCACCTAAAAGTTCATCTTGTCTTTTTCTCCATGCTTCATCTCTTTCTGGGTGGACATACCATGGTAGTTTTATAGGTAAAAATTCATTTTCTGCTGATTCCGCTCTAGTCCATGTTTGATGAAACCAATTACCCGTACCATAAGGTGTACTTAATGCTATACAACCACCCCCAGTAGCTAATGTTTGTTGAGCTGATGCCCAAATTTCTCCAATGTTGTCAATAAACGCTGCCTCATCAATTAATAATAAGGATACTGCTTCTGATCTACCAGCATCACTACTTGCTGATGTTGCTTTAATTTGGGATCCATTTACTAGTCGTAAATTTAATTTATTATTTTCTGCAGAATTAACCTTAAGCCAAGAAGGTAAATTTTCATACATAAATTTTACCTTTGTAACCATGTTTTTAGCTGTTTCTTGCTTTGTTGCGATACAAAGTATATTTTTATCTTTATGAAAAGTCATTAACCATAATGAATAACCAGCTGATAAAGTAGATATACCCAACTGTCTAGATTTTAGGATAATCGAATAAGGATTATCTCTCATTAATGTTAATACTTTTTCTTGAAATGGATAAAGATTAAATTGAATACGTCCTCTTTGTGGGTGTTGAATATAGCAATACTTGCGCATAAAATGAACTGGGTCTTTAGCACATCTAAGATATTCCTGACGTATAACTTTTTTTAAATCTTGGCTCATATTACTTAACTAAAATAGCAACCCCTACAGCTACTAGTATTCCTGCTCCCCCCATTAATTTAGTTTTTAGTTTTTGTTTTTTTAAATCTGTTTGGAGTTTTTTGGATAATTCTTGAGATAAAGCTAATTGATCACTTTTAGTAGACATTATAGATTCAAAATTTCCTACTTGAGAAGTAAGATTTAAAATAACACTATCTTTTAAAACAACTTTTTGTTCTAATAATTGTATTTTATCTAATGTTAAAGCTAACTCATTTTTAGCTCCATCTCCAGTTATTAAATCTTTAATTACTAGACGTGCTATTGGTTTTTTCAGTTGAATCGAGGTACTGTCTGTAACGCTCTGTGAAAAACTTTTCAAGCTCATCATCATCAAAATCATCAACGGCATTAACTTTTGTATTAATTTCATATTTCAAGCTATTTATTCTGTTATCCTTAATATCAATTTGTTTATCTAATTTTGTTATCTGGCCATTTAAAGTGTCGATTTTAAAAGTCAATTCGTCATTTATATGATGTAACGAATCGACTTTTTGTTCTAATGCTTCTATTTTAGCATTATAATCTTCAACATATTCTTCCTTATCTGAAAATAATAACCAAAATATTATACAGAATAGTACTACGATTTTTAATATGTAAATAACCCTTTCTTTAGACTCCATTTTTATTTATCTAAAATTTTATCTAATTCTTTTTTTAATTTAGTTTTAGATTTCAATTTATTTAATAAATCTTCTTTTTCCTGCCCTTCAGCCTTAGAATATTTTTTGGCTAATGATTTCATCTCACGAGTTAATACAGCTAATTCCTCAGCTGCCTTAGCTAAACTTTTGTTTTTTTTTATTTCAGCATCAGATGGTTCTTTAACTTCATCTTCTTTAATAAATTTAGCTTTAGCCTTATCAAAATCCCCTTTATATAATTGTTTAACAATTTTACGTCCAAGAGTCTCTAATTGATCAGCATCTAAAGAATGAGGTCTATTAAAGCCTTTTAAATAACCTGAACCAATAAGACCATAATCAGCTGGGTCAATAACATCATCTACTGATTTAGCTACTTTTTCTTCAATACCAGCCTCTTCTTTTTTCTTAATTACATCATCTAATTTGGCATCATATGCATCTAATGCTTTAATTTCATCATCAAGATTTTCGGATAATGTGGACACAATTTCTTCTCTAATAAAGTTTTTTAACTCAGATTTTTTCATCGTAATAAGGGTTTTATTATAAATATATTAAAGCCCTGTAATATTCAATATTTGTTGAATACGTTCATCTGTAGATCCTGATATTTTTTCTACTGATTTGCATCTATGACCGTATCTTTTGATTAGTGTAGTAATAGTAAAATCTATTAGATCTCTATAATATTCATCAGTTTCTCTAACTCCATTATCTTCTATAGGTAAACCATAAGGAGAAATATAAAATATATAATCATATTCTCTAATAAATTCACTAGCATAAGTTTCAAATGCTTCTTTATCTTGGTAAGGAATAGATTTAGCATTCATTGTAAAGGCCATAACATCAATTACAGTTCTATCTGTTATAATATCCGTTTGAATTAATTCAGCACAACGTTCAGCTAAAAATACTGTTTGACCTTTTAATGTAGAATCAGTATTAAGTGGGATACCCTGCTCCATTAAAAATTTAGAACGTTCTGTTCTAAACATATAGTCTTTAAACTGTTGTGTTTCTTTTAAAGCATTAACTAATGTAGTTTTACCTACACTCATTGTACCACATAAACCTATTTTCATATTATTTATTTAATAACCAACTACTAGATTGTATTTTATCACCTAATCCATCTATCAATGTAATACCCAATTTATTACAAATCACGCTTTCTGGTATAGTATCATTATTCTGATCACCCCCGTTTGCAAAATGTAAATCCCAATTTCCACTATATAACTCATGTAAATGGGTTAATGTTTCATTTTGGGTAGAATCTTTATCAATTGAAATTAAAGCAGTTCCAACACCTTTAATTGATTGTACTATTTTTAACCTTTCATCTTCGGGCATAAACTCTTTAGAACCTTTTAATTCCCTTTGTAAATCTGAGTTAACAATGACAATTAAGAATGCTCCCTCACTAGATGATTTTTCAAATAATTCTAAATGCCCAACATGGAGTGGATTAAAATAACCAGATACTATAACTGCTTCTCTTTTCATTAATTTCTATAATCTGAAAGATGTGCTTTCATTGATTGGTTTTTGTAATAGGGTAATCCTTCTCTTTGTTTTCTAGCTTCACTCCATTCTTCTTTAGACATTTTAATACCATATAAATGATACTCTCCATTTTTTTCTATACCTTCAGGGATTAAAGCATATCCTTCCCAATTATGAAGTTTACCATCCCAAACATAGGCAATAGTTCCGTCTACTTTTTTTAATTTTTTACTTTGTGGAAATGGTGTTTTTTCTATTTTAGCCATAATTTTTGTTTATTGTAAATATACGAAGTTTATTTTAATTCTCCAAAAGTGATTCAGCAACATAAGTACCTTGTGCACCACTTACTGTTATACCCCTAGCTGATAAAGCATCACCTACAAAATGTACATTAGGATACTCTGTTAAAGCTAAATTAGTATAATCAACAAGTGGCTCAGGTGATAGATATTTTACTTCGGGAACATAAATACCCCAATCATCTTTAAGTGATGGGAAAACTTTTTTCATGTCCTCTATAAAGTCAACTATATACCAAAAATATGGTTGCATTGCTTTACTTATGTGGTGCATTGTATCAACTTTAATAGATGATACTTCTACACCTTCAGATGTTTGTGATGGTTCCCTACTTGGACTATAATATAATCCTGTACCATCTTTTTGTAACTTATTTACTACATTTCTAGACCATTCAAATGGTTTATCTATACCTCTAACTTCCATTAAGATACCAAAGTTAGTCATATTATTTCTAAATGATTCATCTTTTTTAGCGTGGCCATTATAGCTGTGATCACCATATGTTTCTTCTACTGCTACATAAGCAGCGTTATTATTTGTACAGAATGACCTTAATGATACACCTTTATCTTCATATTTTCTATATAATTTAAAATCATATGAAATATCAATTAACTTTTGGAAGTGCTTTTGTGGTGCTTCAAATCTAACACCTATTTGTACTGGTTTTGGTTCAGTTGGTAGATCATACTTTTCAGCTAATTGTTTACCAAAATCAATACCTGATTTACCAACACCAAAAATAAGTTCATCATATTGAATTCCTAATTCTTCACCTCCATTTAAAATATGAGCACGGAGATTATTATTATCAAAGTCAATATCTTCTACCTTAGTTTCCCATAAGAATTCTACGCCACCATCAACTAAAAAGTCATACCAATTTTTACCTATTTCGTGTAAATAATCAGTACCAACGTGCCATACTGGAAATAATCTTAACCCAAAATATGGCTTAATAAATTCTGGTTCTGCAATAGGATTTGAACATTGTACTTCCTCTGGTTTAGGGTGGAATCTCTTAAAATTATTAATTACCTGATCAAATAATTCCATTGCTTTTTCTTCACCACAATATTTAGATAATTGTCCTCCAATAGAAGTGTGATAAGTTAATTTACCATCAGACCAACCTCCTGCTCCTAGGAATCCTGTCATTACTTCTTCATATGGTCTTAAATATGGGTCTTTACCCATATCAATAATAGTGATTTTACCTTTAAACCCATTGTCAACTAGCTTAGTAGCAGCATTTACATTTGCTACACCTGCTCCAATCATTACTATGTTTTTACTCATATTGTATTCCTATTTTTAACGCGTTAATATACGAAACTTAAATGTGACCTCCAAATGGAGGCCACAGATCTCTTTAATTATTTCTAATCGGATAGGCTATGAATCTATCCTATATGTTTTTTAATTTATTTTTATTTTTAATCAAATGTTACATCAGCACTCCATTGAATATCACCATTAGATAATAATTCTAAATGAATGTCTGGGTTGCCTTCTAATACATCTTTACCACCTACTGAATTTAAATGTTTAGCTAAATCCATAAATACAGATCCTTCACCTCTTGAAGTAGCAGCATATTCTTCTTTTGTCCAAATATCAGATTGAAATCCTTCTTTTTCTACTACAGAATCGTTAAACATTGCCTCTACATAATCAGCAATTTCTGATTCTTGAGGTATACCTTCTTTTAATAGCTTACCTTCAGCTAAATATTTTCTTAAATCAAAGTTATCCATTATTCTGAAAGTTTTACATCAATAGATTGAAGTTCATTACCTAAATCACTAAAAGCTTTATCAAGGGATTTAAATGCCTCTCCAGCTTCACTAGAGTAAATATCTTTTTTTTCACCACCATAAGCCTCATTTCCAAGCTTTCTAAGCTTAGTGATAACATCAGCCATATCTGATATTGTTTGTTTTACTTCAGGATTACCATCAAACGCATTATAGACTTGTTCTTGTAATTTACCTTCAGCTAAATATTTTCTTAAATCAAAATTATCCATTTTAGTTTATTTTTATTTTTAAATCAGTTGTACCTTTTAATACGCGGTGAATCTCACCTTTTGTTATAAATATTGTCTCTCCTTTCTTCATCGCCCTAGGTAGCATATTATCTTTTTGAATACACCATCCTTCGCCTTCAAGGATTTCTATTTTTCTATCTTCATCATCTTGATGCCAAACCAATTCCATTGGATTAACATCTTTAGAGAAGGTTCTTATATTAGAACTATCTTTATATGGTTTCATATTACCAAAAAGTATTCATATTAGCACCTAAGCCTAATGCTGATGCATATCTAGGCAATCTACAAGACCAATATGATGCTTTTGTTCTATCATTCTTTTGTGAACATTTATGTCTAGCAGCAAATGCTTTTCTTGCTTTAGGGTTTCTAATTTTAGCTCTTAATCCACCTGAACCAAATGATACTTTTTTAATTCGTTTAGTTTTAGGATCTCTTACATAAACATAATATGCTTTAGAACCACCACGTTTTGGTTTTCCAATTGGTGGATCTTTTTTCTTTTTCTTAGCTTTTTTCTTTTCGTCTAACATAGACATATTGTCTATTTCATCACGTACCCATTCTTTTTCACCTGGACCTAACTGATCATAATCCATACCAAATTCGGATTGTGCTACTTCATCGTAATCATATGATTCATTTAACATAGGTAAATCTAAAGGTACAGATTCACCTTCATATATTCCAAATTCACCTAAATGTGTTTTAATTAAACCTTCATCTTCCTCACATAAATCAATTATATTACGTGAATACATTTTTCTAGCTTCTTTAATTAAAGCTAAATGCTTATTAGAACCAATACGATATACGGTTTCAAATAAAGGAATTTGTTTATCAATATGATATTGAAGACCTTCAGATAATAAAGATTTTATCTTAACTTTACCTTCAGTAAGTAAAGGACCTCTTATTGTTTCACAAGTATTACATCCACAGTCGCACATAGTTATATTATTATTTGCCCCCTAGTTTTTGGATTTGTACCTAATCTAGATTTAGCCATCTTCCCACCGGGTTTATTAGTAAATATTAGAGGCATTGTTACTCCATTAACTGTTTGTAAAGCGTCAGTAAAATAATAATCACCTGATCTTTTCTTTATATGCATAAATATTTTATCATACTTATCAGCAAATGTTTCTAATGGGATAACATCACCATTTGTTATAATTTTATCTCCTTTTACTTCATATTCAACCTCCATGGGTCCAATATAATAACCATCAACTGGTCCTCCCATTGCTTCATTTCCCCTTAACATGTCATCTATAAGATCTGATGGGACTGCTCTGTTTACATCTCTCATATAATTAGTTTTATATAAGTTAGTATTGTAATCAATTTCATCATTAGCATCAAATATTTCTTTATAATATTCATAGGCATCCTGATAGAAATCAGCTACAAAATTAGCTAATTCACTATTAATTTGAGTGATTCCTGTTAATCCCCCTCCTGCTATACTTGGAGTAACTATACCTTTTGCTGATAGTAAATAAGGGTCATTATCCTTTCTAATTAATCTTAAATCTGCATATGCTTCAGCTCTTGGTGGGTCAGGTTGTTTTTCTGCTTTAATAATATTAGGGATTTCAAATCCATTTTTTCCAACTAAAGTTTTTACTCCTTCAACACTATTAATGGCATCAATTAACCCACGTTCTTGTCTTTCTGATGTTTGGGCTTTACTTCCACCTGTTCCTCCTAATTCTTTTGTTTTTTTAATTTGTTTAAATGAATATTCATTACCCTCATTATCAACAAAAAATTTAAAATTATTTATGCTTCTACCTCCAATATCCCTAAGTGTATCTGCTTTTTGATTAACAAATAAATCTTCATAAGAAGGATCATTAAAGGATAATACAACTTCTTTTTCACCATCCTGTAAAGTAAATGGGGTTTTTTCTCTAATTTTATCTGCTATAATGGTCATTCTAATTAATTTTCTAGATTCACCTGCTATATCATTAAAATTTAATGCTTTTTCTTGTAGTGAAAATTTTTCACCAATTACTTCACTAATTAAAGATTCAAGTAAAGCCACATCTGTAGGATTATCCATATCAGGATAACCTTTTTCAAATTTATAAGCGAATTTTGTAAAAAATTTATCGAATAATTTCATTATGCTTCTACATCTACGTTAACATCTACTTCATCTTCAACTTCGGTATCAGCTGTGTCTGTTGTATCAGTTTCACTTGCTTCACCTTCCATTTCAGCACCACTAGCGGGTCCTACTCTTAGAAGTCTGTTAATCGCTAGAGCACATCTTTCTTCCTCATCAAGGTTTAGTAGATAATATTTTTTTCCTTGTACTTGTCCTATCCAACTTCTGTTCGTAAACATAAGAAGAAAATTTTCACCATTCAACAAATTTATACGAAAAGTTGTAGGACGTGGAGCTACCCAATCAACTGATTCTAAAAATGAATCAAATTGATCTGTCATTAGATCCACTATAATATCTTTAAGAGCAGGAAATTTAACTAATTCATCATATGCTAATGCCGCATCATCTGTCTTAGATTTTTCTGTCATAACTTGTACAGCTAGGACTTTAATTTTTTCTCTTAATTCTGCTTTGGTCATTATTTATCATTTTGTTTTGCTAAATAAGCCGCTACAGCCATTTTTCTTTTTTTCTCTGCAGATTTGCCTTTAAATTGTTTTGCATCTGATTTTTTAAAATCATCTACAAAATCATCTACTTTAGATCTTTTAGTTAATTTTTCTTTAACTATTTTAGAGATTCTTTTAGCTTGGGTATCATGTGCTTTAACTGATTTATCTAATTGTTTAGATATTTTTTTAAGATCTTTTACATCTTTTTTAGATAATTCTTTTTCATCTATAGTACCTGATGTACGTCCTCTAGCACGATAAAAGTCCGCTTGTGCTGATGCTTCTCTTTCTAAACCACCCATCACGTGATCAACGGCTCTTTTTAAACCATCAACTGAAATACTAACTGGAGTATAGTTGCCATCTGTAATGTAAGCATCTCTACCAACAATGCCAGAGGAGCCTGCTTCTCTCATCCCTGCTTTTATAGCTTCTTTTTGATCGATTTTATAACCACCCATTCTACTAATCGTAAATTGATCAGTATCTTTGTTGTGTTGGAATATTACTGATTGAGGATATGGACCATCTCCTTTACTTACCATATACCCTTCAAATCCAGGTTTTCTACCATCTAAGCTACGTTCAGTTATGTCGTATCCTTTATTATTAAAGTAATCAAATAATTGACCACCATCCATTGCTTCGTTTATAGGAGTTGAAATATAATCTCCATGTTTATGTTTAGCAACACCTACAATTTTCTTAATCATAGATTTTAATTCATCTTTGCTAACACCTAATTTTTTAACAGCTTTTGCTAATGGGTCTAAACCAGCAGCTCCACCTTCATCTTTTAAAGTTGATTTAACTGCCTTATCTACAGCTAATCTTTTTTTAACTTCATCTTCTTCCTCGTTGATAGTATCTATCATAGCATCTATTTTAGCTACACTCTCTTGACCATCTAAATAATCAAAGGCACTATCTAACATTGAGTTAGCTTTAATAATTTTTTTCTGCCACCATTGTGGAAAATCTACTTCACCTTGATCATCATATTTATCAATTGCTCTATAAAGCATTTGAACCATTTTACCTGCTCTAGCTAATTCAGCTTTTAACATACCTGGTTCATCATCTTGATGCCCCACATCTAAATCTTCATTTACATAAGCTAATCCGTCTTCAATTTCATATCCTTCTTCCTCTAATCTATCTACAAATCCACCTAAAGTAACATCATATCTATTAGCTGAGTACATAGCATTAAATGCACCATAACCATCTAATCTTGATAATTCACTTGGAAATACTTTTCTAACTATTTCTCTAGCGTCATCTGCTGTATCTTCTATTTGGTCAACTAAATTTCTAAGATCCATTATAGCTTCATCAACTTCAGACTCTTCAATATTTTCGTTAACTTTATCTTCTTTTAGATCACCAGGTTGTATATTTGATTTAATTAGAAAATCAAGAACTTTAACGAATTTGATTCTATTTTTCTTATCTAATATTCCTTGTTCTATTTGATTTCTGAGTGATTCTAGGGTATCTAAATCCTTTTGATCTAAACCATGACCTTCTTCTAAAGAAGGGGTTGGAGGTATAGTTATGGCTTGTTGAATTAATTCTTTAATTTTTTCTTTATTCATGTTTTCTACTTTAGATTTAGCTTGTTTAGTTGCAATACCATACATAACTTTTTCCGCATCCTTACCGTACTTTTTAACTAGTGTGCGTTTATTGGACAACAAACCCTGAATGGCTTCAGCACGTTTATCTAGTTCTCTTTCCGTTAGTTTACGTTCATTAAGCATGTACTAATCAGTATTATTACCCACTACAAATTCTCTTGTAAAAAATGTAATTGTATTTCCAATTTGATCAGCTAATTTTTGACTGCCCAAAGCATCAGCCGCATCCATTGCTGCTTTTAAAGAATCTTGAACTATTTCTTCTTCGGGAGATAACCCAACTTCTACTTTAGCTTTTACTCCTGGTCTTTCAATTTCTATATCGTCTGCACCTGCTTCTACTTCTACTTCATCTTTAACATCAATATCAACATCAACATCTTCTTCAGCTTCTGATAAAAATTCAATAATATCCTCTCTGATTTTATCTTTTAATTCAGATACTTTCATTTTTTTAAGAACATCTTCAACATCTTCTTTAGCATCTTCAAATCCATCTTTATACCCTTCTTGCTCGGCATCAGTTCTGGCATCTTCATTAACAATACCTTCACCATAAGCAGCTCTAATAGCACCACATACTTTGGCAGCCCCTTTTTTTCCATACTTGCCCTCGTTATCAGCTAAACACTGATCAAATGGGTAAGGACCCTCATCAAGTTTAGTTTTAATTTCAGCAATAGTTTCTTTTAATTCTTTTTTTCCGATACCATGTTCTTTTTTAAAGTAGCCTTTACCTACTTCATCGATATCTTCTTTTTCTTCAGTCACTTTTTGTGATTCTGAAATTATTTGTGTGCTTTCTCCGTGGATTTTGCCACTTTTAAGATAAGCTTGATAGTCAAAGTTGTCCATTGTAATATATTTTTATTTATAAATATTAGTTTTTTCCTCTAGAATTACCTCTTGATATACTAATATTACTAGATCTTGAATTACTGCTAGGAGCCGTTCTTATAGTTGAAGAAGGTACATAACTTGGTCTAGAATTATTGTTTATTCTTGGTCTAGAGTTATTATTAATTCTTGGTCTAGAGTTATTATTAATTCTTGGTTTATTAATTCTAATTGTATTGTTATTTATATTTGGTTTAGAATTGTTATTAATATTAGGTATATTAATAGGTTTATTAACATTTACTCTAGGTTTATTTCTATTTACTGTTAATTTGTTAGATATTCTATTAAAATTTCTATTTAAGTTAGTGGTTAAAGCTCCTCTTCTACTTGCATTATATACCACATTATACCCTAAATTATTAAATGGTCCTTGATACCAGTTATTCCAAGGGTTATAGGGTCTATTCCATCCATAATAGTGATAAGGTCTATTCCAATTATACCAATTGTTCCATCCCCAAGTATGATGTAAAGGATAATTAAAAGCCCAATCATTCCAGAACCAATTGCTATAAAAATAAACATCAAATCTATTATAAGGTCTCCAAATGCCCTCTAATCTTGGATTATTCCAATACCAAGAATAAGGTTGATTCATTGCATATTGAGCAAAGTCATATCTAAAATTAAAGTCTGTTCTTAATTTCCATCTTAAATCAGACACTGAAGTTATAGTATCTACTTGGTAATCATTTGATCTATAAATTGAATCTATTTGAGCAGCATGGTTTAGTGTTGTGTATTGCCATTGGACACCACAACTAGTAAGAAGTAGTATTAATAATGAATATATTAACTTCATTTATTTCTTTTTAAATTCGGCTTTGTCTGTGTTTTTCACAAACTGTTTGCCTTTTTTACTACCACGTACTTTTTTAGCTACAGTAGCTTTACGTTCTGCTTTTGTAAGAGATTGTGCCTTTTTTCTAGGCAAACATCTGGTTGTAGCTTTACCTTTTTTCATTGTACCACATTTACCTGCGATATTACCTGATGTATTAATTCTTACCCAATCTTCTTTTTTAAACCAATCACGCAATGATTCTATAACTGCTTTTTTATATCCAGAACCAAATGGAGATGATTTACCATTATGGTTAGGAGCTACATTTTCTTTTAATTCTGGGTGGAATAATATGTCAACTTCTCTAGCATCTTTTTTTATAGATACACCATCAACTTCTACTTCAACAGGATATGTTTTTACATCATCTCCATACCAGTATTTTACTTTATATCCTCCACTTTCTAATAAAGTTACTTTTAATCCTCTTTTATAATCCTGTTCTTCGGCTTGTAATATAACCTCTTTACCTCTAGGTAAAATTAAAGCCGCTTCGGGTACTCTATTATTATCACTATCTTCATTTTCATTAACTGTTCTCATATCATATAATTTAGATAATTCATCAGCTAATTGATCTAATACATTTTCATCTGGTATTTCTAGTACATTCATAGCAAATTCCTCTCTACCTATACTTTTAGCTAAGGTAGTAAGTCTTTCTCTACTTGAAGGTCCTATTTCGTTTAATGCCATTATTTTTTCTTTTTCTTACCACTCATTTGACCTTTACATACTTTAACAGCACGACCAGATAAATAAGCAGATGATTTTTCACCAGCAGCCATTCTACGTTTACGATATGCTTCTCCTTTTTTGCAAAGTTTTTCGTTTAATTGACTACCTAATTCTTTAATTTCTTTTAATTCAGCTTTAATTTCTTCATTAGTAAATTCCGGATTGTTTTCTTTAATAAAACGTAGTGTTTCCTTAATTGATTTTTTACTTTCATTCATATCATAATCACGAAGTTGTTTATTGATTTTATATAAACGGTCTTCTAATTTATTTAATTCATCACCATATCTATCTGCAATTGGTCCACCTTCTGGTTCAGCTTCTTGCTCCATGTCTCTGAATAATTGAGCAATTTGATCTTCTAATTCAGCTTTCATACCCCTTAATGTTAAAGCTTCATCGTAATCAATCATTTCTCTAACACCAACTTGATCTCTTTTTGCAAATACTTTAGCTTTATCCTCATCAGATAATTTACTAAAATCTTTACCATTAAATTCTTTATGTGCAATTAAATCTAATCTATCTTCTTCTTCACTACTAAATTTTCTACCTTTATATTCTAGATTTTCACTAAATGATTGCATCCAATTAGCTAATACTTCTCTTGCCGATTTTTGGTCTATGCCAAATTCTTTTTGTAGATAAGGAGCAGCACCAAACATATTAGTTACGCCTGAGTCTCTTAAGTCATTTAAAAAGGTATGCATGTCTTTAACTACACCCTCTTCTAATTTGCCTCTTGCAATACTTGAAGATTTAACTATACGAACAATTTCTCCTCTATCATCATCATCAACAGCAAATACTTCATATTCGCCAAATTTTTTACCATGCATTTCTCTACCAAAATTAGCTAAATCTTGTTGAGAACCCATTACATCAATTCTATCAAAAGGTTCTTTTCTAACATCAAATCTTAAACCAGGATGCATTTTTTCTAAATACTTAGATAAAAATTCTAAATGTGATTGGTTTTCACCTACTACATTAGCATCAGATTCTAATTCTGCTCCCATCTTGGGATCATCTCCACCTTTATCTATATTTAGATTATCAACATTAGTATCACCCCCTGTTGTGTTGATATCTAATTCGCCTAAATAGCGTTTTTTATTCCATTCTCGTAAATTAAAATCTTTTTTTTCAGTTTCTTTAGCCATTTTAGCTTTTCCTAAATAACGATTTTTATTCCAAGAATAAAGGTCAAAATTATCTTTCATAATAGAATGTTTATTATAAATATATAAAGTTATTTTTTAAGTGCCTTAGCATATTCTTCTACAGATTTTAAATATTTATTAACTTTATCTGTATCCAATTTGCCTACCCAGCGTTCAACATCCCCATCTTCTGATATAAATGAATTGTTTGATTCTTCTAATTTTTCTTTTACAAAATTTTTAAATTGTTCTAAATTATGGTCAATTTGTTGGTTATGGAGGTTATGGGTATATTCCTCCCACTTACCTTCTAATCTAATTTGATGTTCCATTTCAGCAACACAATTAAAACATTTTTTATGTAAGTTATAAGTAGGTTTATCAATTCTTTTTTTCATTACTTTTTTACAACAAGGACAAAGTAGGGGCATTATATGAGCTTTTTTAGCTTTATCCAATTTAGTAATGTTTTGTTTAATACCATCTTTAATAGTCCAAGTACGACCATCTATTTCCCAAACATCTCCTTCGGCATGGAATTCATCTGCTTTTTTAAACCCTACACTGGAGCGAGTTTTATTATTATGCTTTCCAGTTATTAAATTTCTTAAACGTTCAACGTCCTTTTCTTGAAATTCTTTTTTTAGTCCCGCTACTTTTTGACTCATAAACCTAATTTTTTAAGATCATTTAATACTTGACCTACATTTTTATATACTATACCTGTACCACCTGCTGCGTTCCATCTCCCAATTGTGTCTTCTCTATCATCAATTAGAATATCAGTTTTAGTTAATTCAGGTTTAACTTCATGCTTTTCTTTAGCTCGCTTAAAATTAATACGAGGTTTTCCACCAAACAAGTTGCTATGATTTCTTACCCAAAGTATTTTACCTAAATAAGATTGTTTTTTAGCTGATGGTGAAGTTAATAATTCATAATTATATTTTTTAACAGCATCAACTAATGCTTTAGCCCCTGGCATTTCAGGGATACCTACCCAAAAACTGATTTTATTTTCTTCATCTATAAGATTCCAAAATTCTTTAGTACCATATTTAGCTTCAAATTCCTTAGGTTCCATACCTGATATATCTTTAAAACGTTGGTCAAAATCAGCTAGTACCCCATCCATATCAAGGTATACTTTATATTCACTTGTTTGTTCTTCTAAACCCTTAGCTAGTTCCATAGCATAAGCATTTAACCCAAATGGATCTTTTTTCTTTTTTTCAGTGATTAATTTTTTTACTGATTCTTCTAGTTTATTACCAGTAAGTGAATCAGTCCAACTTCTAAACATTATATTACCAGTTTCATATGCTTCCCTTTCTAATTGCTCTAAATAATCATCATCATTTACATTAGTAGTATTAATATTACTTAATCTATCTTCCATATTCTGATGTACATGAATTAATTCATGGGCATAAGATCGTAAAATATCTTTAGGGTGCCTACCGTAAGTATAAAGTACTACTAAGTTGGTTGCAGGTGCATAATATGCTGTTTTACCAAATAAATCTTCTCCATTTTCATAATCATCATGTATCATTTGAATTTTAGGTAATGGTTCTAATTTTAAGCCATTATCTATCATATGTTGCGTAAGCGACATGATATAAGGTTGGTAATTAAACTTACTAGAATCTATTTGCTCTTTTAGTTTTTGTTTTTTTAAACGTTGTGTTTTAGCTTTAGATGCTTCCTTACGTTTTTTAATATATTTAAATCCAGATTGCAATTTAGCTTTTTTCTTTGGATCTTTAGTTCTACCTAATGCTGCCCTTACTCTTTGATGAATTAAATTAATAATTTGGGATTGTCTAGCATGTGATTTAGCTTTAAATGATTTTTTACTTAATGTATCTACTATATCTTGTCTAGTACTAAATTTAATACCAACTGTGTCTTTTGGGTCTTCATCTGTGTATAGTCTACGCCCAGATTTTTTTGGTTTTTTACCTGTGCCTTTTTTAGGGTCTTTCTTCTTTTTTCTACCTTCAGTTAATTTGTCTGAAATCATTTGGTATACTTGTTCTACTTCTTCATTACTTAATTCATCAGGTAAAAAGCGTCTTAATTTTTCAGAACTTATTTTACCAGCATTCCTAGCTGCTGTTCCTGATACTCCGCCTTGGGTTACTATAGTACGTAAATTTAAATTAGGGTATTTATCTAAAGATTTAGTTCTAGAAGATATATCTTTAAAATCATCATCATTTCCTTCTCTAGCACCTAAAATAAATAATACTTCTTCATCAGGATGATTTTTAGCATAATCATAAGTTGCCTTAATGGGAGGAGTGCTACTATATTGAATATTAATATTAGCAGAAACTGGGAGGTATTGTTTGTAGATATCCCAAATTTGAATTGCTTCTTCAGGAGTAACACCATCTCTTGCTTTACCCCCTATATTAATTATAAATTCATCAATATCAGGATTTTCCTTAATTGCTTGTTTTACAACTTCAAAGTGACCTTTGGTGGGTGGTTTAAAACCACCTCCATATACAGCTACCGTTTTTTTATATTTTTGTTCAGGTAGTAAATCTTTAATTAGTTCTTTAACTAAACTCATGAACTTAAAAATTGTTTAATTTTAGATTGTGCCTCTTCTTTTGATACTGAGTTTTTTATTATTATTTCAGCTTCAGAATCAGATAATAAATCTTTTAATTTAGCATTTAATGCGGCTTTGGATTTATCTGATCTTGCTTGTGCCTTTGCATCCTTTGGTTTAGTTCCTGTAGGTTTAAAAGGATCTAAATATTTTTTTATTATATCTTCTACGTCTGTTAATTTTTCATCTTCTAAAGTATTAGCAACTGAAACAAAATTAGGTTTAAACATTGCTTGATATGCCCCAAAGTTATCTGTTACAGATGCCCATGTTCTCATTACAATAGCAGGTGCTAAACTTCTATCTTTACCACCTGATTTTTCAAATCTATCTTGGTTTTGCATTAATGAACGTTCTAAATCAGTATAAACATAAAGCATAAATACATCATATCCTGCTGCCTTTAATTCAGATTGTAGTTTAGTGGTAGTTTTAATTGAAGCTGCGGTACCATCTAGGATAAATGATTGTTTACCATCTATTATATCTTGCAGTTTACCTTTAAATTCTTTATTTGAAGCTGCCATTTGTTTAGCTTGTTCACTTCGTTCTTCGGGTGTTGCATTTTTTAAATCTAAAGTAACATTAGCTTGTTTTAATTTTTCAACAAATATATCATCTACATTCATTACTTTTAGACCTCCTAAGTCTAAACCACGTAAAATATATCCTTTACCTGCTCCAGGTGCTCCTGCTAAGATAATTGCTTTTGGATTACCTTGTGCTTCTTTTAATAATTGCATTAAACTTATCATACTGTTGGTTTTCCCCACATTGTTTTTCTATATTTTTTTCCTCCTAAAACTCGATCATATGAACCATCATCATACATTTTTATTTCTTTACCTTTAAGTGCTTTACGAATTGTTTCTTCATCCGTAACTTGTGTTACATTGGCTTTACGTAAAATATTTTCTATAGCACCTGATGCTTCAATATAATTTGAGGGTTCATTTAATTTATCTATAGTACGACCTATTGCTCCTCTTTTACCTGGGCTAGTTCCATCATGTCCTATGCCCACATGTTTAGTACCACCCGCTCTTTGTTTTGTTACTGTTACAGCATCTAATTCAGGATCATCATCTAAATCAATAATTTCATACTCCGAGCCTGCTAAATCATTAACTGATTTATAATTAGGATGGCCCCCAATTGAACTATAAGCATTATTAATTAAATCTAAAATTTCTTTTTCAACATCTTTTACTTCCACTTTTGATAAAGGAAACCAAGTATTCTTAGGTGGAACTATTTCATTAAGAATATCTACTAATTTGATCATTATTAAACATGTTTATTATACATATTAACAAACACATCAAGTGATGTTCTATGACCCATACCTTCTACTTCATCAAATATTGCATTATTATCCCATTTTGGTTTAATGTTTTTAGTAATTTCAGGATTAATAACATCATCTTCTGTACCTAAAATAATAGTACGTTTATAATCTTCATTACCATAAGGAGTACCATTATCAAAATCAAAATCTATACTTCTACTATGTAAAGCAGGATTAAATAATAAAACATCTACTCCTAAATGTGAACCAATAATATCAGCAATATAACCACCCATACTAGAACCAATAATCAAATCAGGCATACCTAAAGTATAAATGAATTCATCTAAATCTAATGTTTCATAATCCATAGCAGGAGCATAAACCATACCTTTTTCAGCAAGGAAAGACACTTTTGGACCTCCTGCTTCACTTTCTAAACCGTGTAAATATACTATTTTTTTCATTAAATAATCTCTATTTTATTAATTGGAATTTTAAATGTTGATCTAACTGAAAATAAATTATAATCATATAATGTTATATACTTTTTAGTAACTTTTTCAACATTCATTGATCGACCTAAGAAACTATTAGCTTCATGAATTGAGAAATTAGGACCAAATTCTTCTGAATATGAATGACAATAAAATTCATAATCTTTATCATTATAGGTAAATAAGAACTTATCTCCTTCTCCTTTTAAATTTTTGATTTTTTTACTTAAATCAGACATAACCTTTATTTAATATGTTGACTTAATTATCAACATGGTAAATATACGAAGGATATCCCAGGTAGCCAAATTTTTACACGGTTCTCTTTACAGTCGTTTTAAATGAAGTTGTTGCTGGTTTATGTTTAGGATTTTCAAGATCAAATAAACGTTTTACTGATTTATAAATGTCTATATTTTCTTCTTGTGATCTTGGAGATTCATACATTTCCCAATTTTTACCTTTTAGTCTTTTACCAGACTTATCCTGACCTCTAGACTTTGATTTCAACCATAATACACCTATACGATCAGCTGTTTTACCAAAACATTCTTTATAACATTGAGCATAGGCAGCTCCCTGTAAATCATATGTTGTTTGTAAATGATTTGATGTTTTAAAATCAATAACCCATAATTCATCATCAATTTCACAAATTAAATCACAGGTACCAGCTACTTTAAGTTCTTCACTAAATAAATGTACTTCAGTTTCAATTAGCGTAGGCTTATAAGTTTCCCAAAAATCAACAAAACGTAAAAACATTTGCCATATTTTAGGATCCATTTTTGGGTAACCTTCTTTATTCAGATATGTTAACTCTTTACCTTCAAAGTACTTTTCAATCATTTCATGTACAGCAGTACCTTCTTCGGCTGCTTTTTTTACAATCCAATCTGCACTATGGCCTACTTTTTTAAGCCAGTCTTGAAAATGCTTACCTTTTGGGTAAGAATTTAAAACATAAGTAATAGATGGATAATATTCACCATTACGTCTGTAATACCTTGAATCAGGTAGAGTAATCTGTCTATGATCTTCTGAGATCTCTAGTATTCTATTGTATGATTTTTTAATCATAAAGATAATTTATGTTCCATTAAATTATAATAGGTAAGTGGAACTGTTTTTTGTATCAGTTTTGTGAAATTTTTAAAACCCATTTCACTCGGATCCTTATCTTGTAAATCTACAAGGTAGACTTCTTTTCCTTCTGCCATTAATCTTTCACAGAATTTTAAAGCTTGTTTAATTGCATCCCTATCTAATGCAATATAAATTTTATTTACTACAGAGGTAACTATTTTTTTCATTAAGCTACTTTGAATATTTTTTCCTAATAAAGGAATAGCATTTCTTTTTATAGCCATTGCATCAAATAACCCTTCACATAAAATAACAGGTACATTCCAATTTATTAAATGTTCATTTGGGATTATATCTCTACTAGCTGGTGGGTTTCTATACTTAACATAGGGCTCTTTTTCAAATGAACGGGCGGTATAATAATTTAGATTTCCATCTTTATCATAAGTTGGTAATATAATCATATTTTTGTATAAACCTTCTTTACAATAACCTATATTATATTTAAGTATATCGTATTTACTTACGTGTCTATTTTTTAGGTATGCTAGCGCGTGCCTAGCCATAATATCGCTATTATCACCGTCATATAAACTAATATATTCATTTGGTAGTGATACACTACTAATAATTTGTGTTTCTTTTATTGATTTTGAAGTTTTAACTAAGGATTTAAGTTCAGTAAATTTCCCCGCTTCTACTTTAAGTTGTTTGAATAAACCATATATATTAGTTCCTCTAACATCACATGCCCAACAATGCCAAGGGTTTTTACCTTCTTTATTTTCTGTTAAATTAACCTCTAATTTAGGTTTATGGTGATTACAAAAAGGACAATGATAGGCATAATTATTTCTGGCAGTTGCTTTTCCTGATCCTAATACAGAATTTACTAATGTAACTAACAGTTGATTTACCATCCTAGTTCTTTTAGTTTACCATATAAATTTAAACCCGTTAGGTTTTGTTTAAAGCTATCTTCATACCATGTAGAATAATCATATACACCTTCTTGATTTATTATTCTTATCCTTGGATAATTTTTAACACGATTAGTAAGCCAATCTTTTGCTTTAGTATGTGCCATTTCCCAAAATTCCGTTTTATAAGGTGGGTCTACTAAATAATGTAACATAATAATATCAATTGTTTCTTCCAAAAACTTTTTGTATTTATCATTAGTTTCATTTAAATCCATATCACCGCTAAAAAGTTTATCAATTTGTTTTATTACTGTTATTGAAGTATTTAGTGATGTTGCTTCTATAGGTTCTAAGAAAAATGAAGAATTACCATTATAACATATGTTATTTTTAAAATTTGTTTTTCTATAAAAATTATTAAAAGATAAATTTTTACTTTCTTGGGGTTTTAGATTATATTTTTTAAAAATAGATTTTACTGATGATTTTATTAAGTCTAAATCAGAATAATCACTATTATATAAGTAACCTACTGAACATCTATTTTGTAACGGAATTAAAAATACCCATCCATATTTTTGTGCTATACATAATGTTTTATTAAATTTAGGTTGCTTCCAAGGACATTGAGTTACATAAGCATTATTAACTGGGATTGGGGTTTCATATCTTTCTTCTGTTGGTGGTGGTGCACCAGAGCAATCAATTACATAAGATTTTAATTTGTTACTTTGAATGTTTTTTTCAATAATATTTACTTTAGAAGATATTTTATTTATTATAAAATTTTGTAAATTAACTGAATTAATATGGATAGAAGTTCTTCCTAATTCAAACCAATGTGTAAATGGTTTTTTAGTCCAATTTATTTTTTCAATACCATGTTTATAATATCCCCCAATATCAATTAAATCTTCATAACTAAATTTTAATTCATTAGTTAGAAAATAAGGTAATGATAAATCCGCACCTTCCCCAACTGATAGGGGTTGTATGTGGGGGTCTTGATACCAATCGATATCAAAGCCTTTATTACTAAATTTTAAAGCAGTTAAACACCCAACCGTTCCACGGCCTATTATTGATAACTTATTTCCCATTATATGTAATGTATGAAATTATATTTCATTAGACACGAAATCTTCAAATTCAATGTCTTTTAAATCTTTAGTAAAAAATTTACCTAAAATATTATCATTAAAAAATTCATCTGGTTTTTCTAATACTTGGTATATCATCTGATATTTGATTTCAAAATATGTCATTGATTTTTTATCTGGACACATTTTTAAAATTGTACGTTCAAATTCATCTTTTTTTCCTTCTAAAAGTAGTTGTTTAATATCTTTTTGGGAACCATAATAATTCATCCAATCCGATTCTTTAACTTCTAATTTATAGGTAGGACGACGTCCAACAATCCCAGTTAATGCTTCTAACTCTTTTTTACCAAGTCGCTTTTTTTTATTATGAAATAAGACCTTTTTTCCTATGTAAGATTTTCCAGTAGGTTTATGTGTAACTATATAAACAAAACCAAATGTATTTTCTGGGAATTGAGTAATATCGCCTATTGTGTGGGTTTTATAGGTCCAACTCATATTTTTATTTTAAAGTTAATTATAAATATTGAAAATAATCGTAAAACCAAGGGTATGTATTAACTATAGATTGGGATAAATCTTCACCTAAATATTGATTATATGTTTTAGGAACAGGTTTAACTTCTTTACGGATTGTATGATCACCAAATATACCATGTACTGTATCATCTTCTTGTGTTAACTGTTCTACATTTTGAAAATCATGTTGGTATTTCCCCACTTCAAAAAAATCATATACTTTATCTAATTCTATTTGGGGATTAGAAGTTAAATCTTCAAATCGTATAAATAAAATATTTTTATCTATACCTTCATTTATCATTTGTTGTAATCTTTCTACAGCAATACCGATTGGGGGATTTTGAGCCCATATATCTACTCTTTTAAATGTAGTAGTTCCTTCCATTTTACCCCAATTGACTATACCACTATCTTTATCTGGGTTTTTTCTAAAGTTTTTTTCCATAGAAGCATAGATAGACCTTAAATCTCTAACCATACAAACTATTTTAGGATTAGGATAAAAAGAATTTAAAAAATCATAATGTATTCCCCATCCCCTAGATTTATCAACTATATATTTTTTATCTGTAATACCATTAAAAAATCCTTCTACTCCTTGGCGGCAAAAATTAAGCCATCCTTTTTTCATTAATTCTGAGTCTTGAGCTTGGAAGGCTTTATCATTTGTGTAATTAGTTCTAGCAGCAAATAGTAACTCTAATACACCAGAAGTTGGTGTAACATAAAAATCAGGATTTTGTCCTAAAATATTTTGTAATAATGTACTACCTGCTCTAGGTAAAGAGGATTGAAAAAAAATTTTTTCCATTATTGTTTATTTATAGACTCTATAATTTTATCTACATCAAATACTTCATTTAAATCATTATAGGGAATAGATGAAATATCTTGTGCTAAATTAAAGGGTTGATAAACAGAATTTTGTATTTGAGGGTCTTTTGTAAAGGAATTTGATATTATATTATCATGTAATTTATAACCAAATACTTTAGGTTTAGTAGTAACCCAACAAACTGTAGATTTTATTCCCAAAGAAGCTGATAAATGTTGTCCAAAAGAATCTATCAATAAACGTTTTTTAGATAATTGTAATAATATAGCTATACTCCTAAATCCATCTAAAGCTTGCATCGTATTGGGGTAAATATGTTGGTCTTGTCTTTTTATATGAATAATTGTATAATCATTTACATAATGTTCAATTATTTGTTCAACTGTTGGATTTGGAATATCTCTTGTCCAAGAATATTTAAATCCTTGTTCTTGAGGTCCTCCATGGGGTTGAATTGCTAAAATAGGTTTTTCAGTTTCATAAAAAGGTTTGAAATAATCTATTTCAGGTTGAGTAAGATAAAGTTCAGGTTGTTCATTATTATAATGAAGCCCATAAATTTTACACCAAGTTTTAAGTAAATGTTCCTTATCTGTTAAAAACGAAGTATTACGATAAGGATCCTCTATAAAAATTTTACAATTCTGATCCTTAATATACTTTAAGTAAGCCCCATTCATATTATCTGGTCTAATACATTCGTTAATGTGAGGATTATTTAAAAATACATCAGAATAAGGGGTAACAACTACAATGTGAGCATTTTTATAACGTTTTCTTAAAACTTTAACCATGGCAGTTGCCATAATAGATTTACCTAGACCTCCGTCTATTTGAAAGATTACATTCATAACATTATTTAATTACAACTAATATACAAAATAAAATTAACTATTCCTAATTATCCCAAGGCTTGCCATTCGATTCAGTAATAGCTTCTTTAGCAATAACATCTTGGGCAATAGAAGCCGAAAGGGATGTTTCAATAGCTGATTGGTCTACATTAGCTTGTACCCAACCTAAAACAATATTTTCTGTTAATTCATCATATTCAATAAAACCTTCATCTGAAGGGGATCCTGTAATACTTACATCTCCAATTTGCCTTACAAATATCTCATCTAAATTAGACTCGCAGGCATAAGTAATATTATTTACTACACCACTGGTAATAATTCTTTTAAGATCGTAAATTTTCCAAATATGTTCCATATATTTTTATGTTTATTATAAATATTATATTTTTATTTAGAATGCTGTGTCACAATAAATTTTATATCTAATTCTAGCTTTTAAACAAGTCCATTGTGATGGTAAACCAGATGGGTAAGCATTTGCACCACTCCATCCAAAGTAAACACATTGATTTGTAGAATATATTCTACCATCTGTAGGTGTATCCCTTTGGTAAGTTGTACGACATTGACCATTTCTCATTGCATTTTGCAATACATTTGCAGGTACTAATGCTGCTGTAGCATTAGGATTTATGTTTGTATTATTACAATTAAATGCAGGAGTAATTACATTTAAACTTCTTTGGAATCCTTGTGTTGTGTTTGTACCTGAAGTTGTGATTTGGAATGCAGCTTCATAAAGTACTATTGTTTTATTTGCCCCAGGAGCTGCTAAAATTACACAAGCTCCATTTGATCCCTGGATTCCTGATATTTGGGTATTATTATAAGCTATTACAATTTCTTGCATGTCTGTAACAACACTACCATTTGATGAAATTCCAGGTATTATACTAACTTGTTTAGCACCGTTACTTCCTCCGCAAGTTGATTTAATGTTAAGACAGTTAACATGAGTAGTACAAGAAGTACAAGAAGTTAAATCTGATCCAATAATATGTGAGTTAGAATGGTTTACACAATTACAACAACCACCTAAAACTGCTCCAAAGTTTCCATTACATGTTACATCATTGTTAAAACCTCCTCCAATAAAACCACAATTACCTTGTACATTATTACTACAACCACCTACTATAGCTCCATAACATCCAGTAGCACTCATTATGTTTCTTTCAACATGATTGTCACATCCACCTCCAACAAATCCACCGATTGCATTAACCAAATTACTACTTCCACCACCAATTGTTCCTATACTTTGTTGGAATGCAATTCCATTACCACTTCCTCCTCCTATAAAACCACAGTTACCATAAACTTTATTATTAAAACCACTACCAATAAAACTTGACCGAGCACAACCCGCAGCAGTAATTTCATTACAGTTACCAGATCCTATAAACCCTTCTATCTCACAAACCCTATTACAACATCCACTTACTATTGCAGAACAACATCCTATAGCACAATGATTAACACCACCTCCTATAAAACTACAATTTCCACAAGCTTTATTACATTTACCACCTACTACTATTGAATAACTTCCAAGAGCACAATTACAACATCCTCCTACTACGATAGTATGACCTCCACCAGTACTTGTATTGCATGATTTATTTTCTGAACCTCCTACTATTATATGACCGGAATTTGTACTAGAACAAATAGCATTGGAAGCTCCACCTCCTATAAATCCACTACCTCCTGAACCAGCAATACTATTACAACAACCTCCAGCGATAACAGCAGTTATATGAGAAGATATAGTATTACAACATCCTCCTCCAACAAATGAACGATTTGTAAGTACACAGTTACAATTACCACCTACAATAACTGAGGCACATCCATGTGCAAAATTTCGACACCCACCAACTACAGTTACAAACTGTGCAACTGCACTACAGTTATTTATTTGATTTAAACATCCCCCTCCAATAAACACACCGCAAGAAGGATAAGATGGTAGGCTAGCTCCATTACAAATTATATTTCCACCACCTCCAACTATACTATTTTTTGAACCACCACCTATAATATTAGAAGTACCTGCTCCTATAAAAGATTGGCAACCACCAGCAGTATTACTCTGTCCTGCTACTATACCACCATCAATACAAGTAGCAGTATTACTCTTTCCTGCTCCTATAAATGAATGTGAACCAGCTACATTACAACAACCACCTGCAACAACACCGTTAAATCCAGAAGCTTTATTACTTAACCCTCCAACAACACTAGAGTTTTGACCAGCAGTATAATTACATTTTCCAGCCCCTATAAAAGTATTAGCTTTTGAACCTGTATTTATAAATCCTCCTACAATTACAGAGCATCCAATTTCAACTGATCCATCTGACTTAACACATTTTAGTTGATTACATCGTCCACCTACTATTACATTGTAGCCTACACAACAAGTACCCATACAAAATGTACGTGAGGTTATGCAATTGTCTCTACCACCACCTATAAATGAAAACTCTTCTATACCACAAGCATTAAAACTAGAAGATATTTCATTATTACAACCACCTCCTATAAAACTACATGCTGATGATCCAGTGTTTTTAAAACCTCCTCCAATTACAGAATGATTTTTCAAAATAATATTATTTCCACCACCAATTATAGAAGCGTAACAAGCACAAGTTTTATTACTCGCACCACCTCCAATAAAACTATAACCTGAGTAGGTATTAGAAATAGAGTTTGAAGAGCCACCAGCTATACTACTATAACCCGAAAGAGAGGTGTTAATTGTATTATTTCTACCTCCACCAATAAAATCATGCCCATAAGAAGAATTAGTACAGTTTATTGTTCCACCGGCAATTGCAGAAAAACATCTTTTAGTTTCATTTTGTTTTCCTCCACCAATAAATGTTCCTATATTTGAAGCAACATTAAAGCAACCTCCAGCAATAGCAGAAAATTCTCCAGAACCTGTATTACAACAACCTCCTCCTATAAATACTTTATCACAGGTAGCTTCATTACCAACACCAGCTCCTACAAATGAATAGCAAGAAGAATTAGTTACACAGTTTCCAGTACCTCCTCCAATTGTTGACGCGTTTGAACAAACTGTTATACAATTACCTTGACCACCTAAAATACTAGAATTTAAATTACCAGTCATTGATTGAGAAGTACCAATACAAACTCCTCTTTTACCTGAATTAAATAAGAAATATTCCTCTGCTTGTAATTCACCAGCATTTCCTGTTGAAGTAGTAACTCTATCATCTCCTTCATCTAAAATTGTTGCTGCACCACTTGTACCACTTGAACCACTTGAACCAGATGAACCACTTGTTCCTGATGAACCTGATGATCCACTTGTTCCACTTGAACCTGAAGTACCTGATGAACCACTTGTTCCACTAGAACCAGAAGTTCCTGATGTTCCTGATGAACCACTTGTACCCGATGTACCACTTGATCCAGAAGTACCGGATGAACCTGAAGAACCACTTGAACCACTAGTACCACTTGAACCAGAAGTTCCTGAAGTACCACTAGAACCTGATGTTCCACTTGTTCCACTTGAACCTGAAGTACCTGAAGTACCTGATGAACCACTTGTACCTGATGATCCAGAAGTACCGGATGAACCACTTGTTCCACTTGTACCTGAACTACCTGAAGTACCAGATGAACCCGAAGAACCACTAGTACCAGATGAACCAGATGTACCTGAAGAACCTGAAGAACCAGATGTACCTGAAGAACCACTTGATCCTGAACTTCCATCTCCACCTGAGGCACCGTCTAAGTTAACTGTCCAAGTAGAATAAGTTCCACTACCTACAACCCTAGTTGGTGGGGCAAAAGTCAATGCTCCTGTTGAATCATCATAAGTTACAACTTCACACTCTTGAAAATTATCTACGTCATGTACTATAATAATAGATTGAGCGGGTGTATATGCAAGACCAGTTTCAACTGTTATTGTAGCGTTAGTTGAATTGTTTAATGCAAAAGATGTACCTGAAGTAGTAGCATATTTATCTGAAGTACCACTTGATCCACTTGTACCACTTGAACCTGAAGAGCCACTAGTTCCTGAAGAACCTGATGAACCTGAAGAGCCACTAGTACCAGATGAACCAGATGTACCTGATGTTCCACTTGTACCTGATGTTCCACTTGAACCTGATGTACCTGAAGAACCTGAAGTTCCTGAAGAACCACTTGAGCCCGATGTACCTGAAGAACCAGATGTTCCACTAGTTCCTGAAGAACCTGAAGTTCCTGAAGTCCCACTTGTACCACTTGATCCAGAAGTACCTGAAGAACCTGATGATCCACTTGTACCACTTGATCCAGAAGTACCAGATGAACCAGAAGTACCACTTGAACCTGAAGAGCCTGAGCTTGCTGCAGCTGTTTTCTTTTTAACAAAACCATCAGAATCAATAATTAATACATCGTCTTCTGTACCTGTATTAACTGTACCAATGTTAAGTTGATTTACATAAGTTGAACATCCACAAGATGCTGTAATATCACTACCAATAATAAATGTATCATTAACTGCAGTGTTTAATCCACCAATAACTTGTGGAGATTGAATAAGGTTCTGACAACCTCCTAAAATACCACTCCTTGAAGATCCACTAATAAAATTACTACGACCACCTCCTATAAAGCTATAGGTGGCTCCATGGGATGCATCATCAATTATATTTTTACATCCACCTGCAATAGTTCCCGCTGTTGTATCGATACAATTTTCAGCACCTCCTGCTATTACTCCATAAGCACCTTCTTGTTGATTGCAAAAACCACTTCCAATAAATGCTGAGCTACCAGAAATAATATTACAGGCTCCAGCACCAATAAAATTTCTATGATTTTTTATTTCATTTTTTTCCCCACCAGCTATGGTACTACCAAGACTACAAACAACATTATCAAATCCTCCAACTATTGCACTACTACATTGAAAACCACTAGAATGATCTTTTATAGTATTACAAAAACCACCACCAATTAAAGAACAATTACTATTTGCACTTATACTATTCTTACATCCACCTCCAATAAAACTTGAATCTGCTGAAGCGGTATTTGCTCTACCGCCAACCACACTTGCATCGTCTTCACAAACTTCATTATTACGTCCCCCTCCAATAAAAGAATAACAACTTGAATTACTTATACAGTTTGCTTTACCACCTGCTATTGTTGACGTGTTTGAACAAATTGTTATACAGTTACCATCACCCCCTAAAATACTTGAGTTAAGGTTACCTGTCATTCCTTGAGATGAACCTATACAAACTCCTCTTCTATCAGAATTAAATAAGAAATATTCTTCAGCTTGTAATTCACCAGGGTTTCCTGTTGAAGTAGTAACTCTATTATTTCCTTCATCTAAAATCGTTGCTGCCCCACTAGTACCAGATGATCCACTTGATCCCGAGGAACCAGAAGAACCGCTTGTACCACTTGATCCACTTGATCCTGATGAGCCACTTGTTCCACTTGTTCCTGAAGAACCACTTGTACCAGATGAACCACTTGTACCTGAAGAACCTGAAGAACCTGCTTCACCACTTGTACCTGAAGTCCCACTTGTACCACTTGTACCACTTGATCCAGAAGTACCACTTGAACCTGATGTACCCGAGGTGCCTGAAGTACCTGAAGTACCACTTGTACCACTTGATCCAGAAGTACCAGATGAACCAGAAGTACCACTTGTTCCACTTGTTCCTGAAGAACCACTTGAACCTGAAGTACCTGAAGTACCACTTGTACCACTTGTTCCTGAAGATCCTGAAGAGCCACTAGTACCAGATGAACCACTTGTACCTGATGAACCAGCAGTTCCTGATACACCAGAAGAACCTGATGTTCCAGAACTTCCACTTGTACCCGAAGTTCCTGATGTTCCACTTGTGCCCGAAGTTCCTGAAGAGCCTGAAGTTCCACTTGAACCTGATGTTCCACTTGTTCCACTTGTACCAGATGTTCCGCTTGTACCAGAAGAACCGCTTGTACCACTTGAACCAGAAGTACCAGATGATCCACTTGTACCACTTGATCCTGATGAACCACTTGTTCCTGAAGTTCCACTTGAACCTGAAGAACCATCCCCACCTGAGGCACCATCTAAGTTAACTGTCCAAGTTGAATAAGTTCCACTACCCACAACTCTTGTTGGAGGTGAAAAAGTTAATGCACCTGTTGAATCATCATAAGTTACAACTTCACATTCTTGGAAATTATCTACATCGTGTACAATAATAATAGATTGTGCAGGAGTATAAGCTAAACCTGTTTCAACTGTTATCGTGGCATCAATTGAATTATTTAATGCAAAAGATGTACCTGAAGTGGTAGCATATTTGTCTGATGTACCCGATGAACCTGAAGTGCCTGAAGAACCAGAGGAGCCCGAAGTACCAGATGTACCACTTGAACCTGATGTACCACTTGTACCTGAAGAGCCACTAGAACCAGAGGAGCCACTTGTACCTGAAGTACCTGATGTACCTGAAGTTCCTGAAGAACCAGATGACCCTGAAGTTCCTGATGTACCACTTGTACCTGAAGAACCAGATGAACCGCTTGTTCCACTTGATCCTGATGAGCCACTTGTTCCTGATGAGCCACTTGTTCCTGAAGTTCCTGAAGTACCACTTGTTCCTGAAGTGCCTGAAGTACCACTTGTTCCTGAAGAACCACTTGTTCCACTTGAGCCACTTGTACCTGAAGTTCCCGATGTTCCACTTGAACCACTTGTACCTGAAGTTCCTGAAGTACCTGATGTGCCACTAGTTCCACTTGTTCCTGATGAACCACTTGT